GTAGGCCTCACCCTCATTATACTAACTTGTCTTACCAAGCCTATCACCGAAGTGCTACGAAGGCCAATGAACCCGAATCTGGTGGGCTTTTTGTTTGATGGTAGAAGCCCATAACTACCGCTTGATTTTGCCATTATTGCAGGGGTCAAGCTACCCTCCACGCCCCTGGTCTTATGAATTGCCAGGTATCACTATTTATCATCATTATGTAAAGCACAGGCATGGAATTCCTAAAATCCTCTAATCTTTTCCAACTTGGCCATTCGTTTTTTAACATTTTTTATACCTTGTTTTTTAGCCTCTCTCTTTTTTTCAGAGGGTTTAGTATAAAACTGGCGCTCTTTTAATTCTCTTACTATGCCTTCCTTCATAACCTTTTTCTTCAGGACTCTCATAGCTTTTTCTAAATTACCACCTCTAACTTGAACAGTTATACTCACTTATATTATTTCCTTTCCGTGTAAAAAGGTGGAGGGCACTACCCCTCCACCAGGACTTACACTATGATTAATAGATTTAGATAACATCTTCGTCATCTGACTCACTATCATTGTCATCCATTTGAGAATTGACTTCCTCTTGTCTTTGCTGTTCAGCAATCTGCTCAGCAGAAGCACCAGCGTCAACTTTGGTATACAATTCAATAAATGAATTCTTTGTATCATCATCAAACCTGTTAGTACAAACTTCAACAGCTTTCATCTTTTTACCAAAGATAGAAAATGCCTGAATGATGTGGACCAATCTTCTAGTTGATATAATCTCGTCAACACCACCGTCAAAGTAGGTTTTTCTGATTACATCAGCCCAAGTTACCAATTTCTTACAAAAGTCGGCGTCTTTTTTACCAGACTTAGCAAGAGTCTGTACAAGGATTTTTTCCTCTACAGATGGTTTAGGGTAACTTTGTTCAAAGGTAATTGGAAATCTTTCCAAGAACGCTTCGTTAAGTACATTGGTACCGATAAACTTACCGTCATCACTACCTTGACCTTTTGTATTGGCAGTAGCAACAACATTAAAACCATGAGAAGGCTTTATGAATTTGTTAATCTTTTTAACAAAGACACCAGAACCTTCAAGAATAGGTTGTAAACACATAATCTTATTACTTGCAAGGTCAATCTCGTCAAGTAAAAGAACAGCGCCTCTTTCCATGGCTTCTATAACAGGACCATTTTGCCAAACAGTTTGACCATCTTTTAGTCTATAACCACCGAGCAAATCGTCCTCGTCTGTTTCAATTGTAATATTAACTCTTATGAGTTCTCTAGTGTTCTCAGCACACGCTTGAGTAACACCCATAGTCTTACCATTACCTGAAAGACCAGTAATAAAAACAGGATAAAACATCTTGCTTTTAATAATACTCTTCACATCAGGATAATTACCAAATGATACGAACACAGGATCCTTTTCAGGAACAATGTTACCAACTAAAGAAGATACTACATAAGCAGCTTCTTTATTAGTTTCAGGAACAGGTGCTGTTTCTAAAACTTTTTCAGTTTGAACATTAGGTATAGAAACCGTTGTTGTATTAACTGTATCATTCTCACTAGGGAGTTTGAATAGTGATTTACCGATTTTGAAATCGGGATTTTTAATCAACCATTGTGGTGCATACTTGCAACCAAAATGTTTGTTGGCTTCTTTTAATTGAGAAACCGTTAGAGTGTTTGTACCAAACTTTTTTGAAGCATGGTCAACAAACTCTTTTTGTTTAGTGTTTAACATAGTGTATTGTCCTTTCACTTTCATTATTAATTATATGGATATCCTATCATAGTGATTCGCATTTGGCAACCCTTTATTTTTTCTATACCAGGTAAGGGTTTCGGATATCATTTATGCGACCTCCTGAATAAATTTGTTCAATACAACCCTTGAAACCAGACGATTCGCCATTGATTTACCAAAGATTCTTTTTAACTCTGAAGCAGTTCCTTTTTTAACTTCTTCTTGACTCATATCAAAGTTTTGAACATCTAGTTTTTTACCATCAAGGATAAAGTATTTGTTATAACCATCTTCATCAACAGCAATTGCCTTGTTTTGAGTCATCTCTTTTCTTAATCTCATGTATTTTACATGCTTATCAGAATAATCTTTGTAGTCTTTGATATGTTTTTCAATATCCCACTTTCTAATTCTTTTAACAATATAGAAACCAATAATATTAACATCATGCTGGTCTTTAATATGATTTAATAATTTACTAGTAATGTTACCATCACCAACAAATTTCTTGTTGTCAATTTCATAGACATTTTTATTAGTCCATCTTTTTTCACCTAAACTCATACCAATAATGTCGCCTCTAGGATAATTACCAGCACCATCTGTAAGTGTAATAAATGTCAATTTCTCAATACCATATTTCTTTTTATACATAGGTATCATTTTATTCATATAGATTAATGATTCATTTAATGGTGTATTACCAAGATAGTATTCACTAGGCATACCATAGTTATCACTTTGAGCAAAGTAATCTTGTCTATCATCATTCCACTTTTGTCTAACATATCTATTATCAAAATAATGACCCATTTGATAAAGAGTTTTCAATGCAATATCCATTTCTTTTTTAGACATACGGTGAGATATACAATTTACTAAATGAAAATCCTCAAAGTCATATTCACCAGAGTTTTTTGAAAAACCATTGGTTTCATTATCTCTATTTCTTTCACTTGTAAAGAAGTAAACTTCAAAAGGAATATTAACTTTTCTAGTAAACTCAACTAAATTAATTAATTGTTTTACAGTATTAAATATTACATCACTCATAGAACCAGACCAATCAAGTAACATCATCATACCATGGTTTTTACCGTCAGGTATAATAGTCAACTTTTTAAATATGTCTTCATTGTATTTGTAAGTAGGTAATTTTAAAGGGTCAATAATACCAGTTTTATCTTGACTTGCTCTCTTATAAGCAGCCGCTGATTTTTTCATCTCAAATTCTTTAACAAGATACATAACAGTTTTCTTGTTTTCTTTCATAAAACCTTTATATGATTTATCTAACCAAGCGTCAAAGTTTTTAATATTATAATATTTTCTTTGATAAGTTCTATGTTCAGACATTTTCTTTAAGAAAGTTTTATAACCAGTTAAGTTACCATCTTTACCAAGATTAGGAGAAGGTATTTTACCATAATTAAAACCTTTAGCGTCACCTTCTACAAGTTCCTCTTGTTTCTTTTGGTAAGAGTCATCTGTAATTGCTTTTAATTTTTTTTCTTTTTTGAAATCGCCACCAGCGCCGTGAGCATAACTATCAGGAGTTCCTTCATCTGATTTTTCATCATCTGATTTTTCATTTGATTTACTAGATGAACCATTGTTACTATCAGAGTCTTTTTCACTATCTGCTTTTTGGTCACCGAAATTATTGAAATCATTTTTTTCGTCTTCAGCGTCATTATTTTCTTCAGCGTCTGAACCAGAACCTTGACCACCATCTTGCTCATCTTGGTCATCATCATCACCATAACCATAATCTTCCTCTTCTTCATCATCTTGTAAATCATAAGTCATTGCAAGTGGATGAGAATCAAAATCAGGAAGTTTTTCCATATCTTTAACTTGTTCTTTTTGCCAATCTAACATTTCTTTGGCTAAAGTCAACACATCATCAAAAGTTTTCACATTATCAACTTTAGCCAACCACTCGTTATCTTTAGGAGCAAACATGAACGGTAACCTGTTTAATGATTTTGACCTTAAATTAATCTTGTCAATAATCATTAGTTCTTTATTGATATCTTTACCAGAGATACCAAAGAAATTCTGTTTTTCTAATATATCAAAACCATTTTGATAGTTTCTAACAACACCAGGATACTTTGATTGTATCATTTTATCAATTCTAGTATCTTCTATAACATTAACATATGACCTTAATTCATCATTATCAATACCTTGCCATTCTTCAAAAGGAGTCCATAATGCATGAGCACACTCATGGGCGATTAACATATCATATACATCACCAGATTTTTGTTTGAATATTGGAAGAGTTAAGACTCTGTTCTTTACATCAAAAGAAGCCGTCTTTACATTGTTATGTTGAATAACAATATTTTCTGTAGCAAGTAATTTTGCTAGATTGCTTTTTACATCAAGGTTGATAGTCATAGTGTTGTCCTTTTTAATCATATAAGGACATACTAAAGGAAAGATTCGCAAAAGTCAAGCACTAAAAGCGCTTTTTTTTAATTTTTTTTTCTATACCAGGTAAGGGTTTCCGGCGGTCATATAAAAAAAGTACATCCTGACGCAGCTATTTTTGACTATCTTTCGTCTCCGGAACCATGAATCGTGCCTAATTTCTGTCGATTCGCTAGTTTTTCAAGATTGCGATTCGCTATATCAGATAAAGATACTCCAAGGTCATCTGCTAAAACAGCACAATACCACAGGACATCTCCTATTTCATCACCAATTTTCTGTTTTAATTCATCTGTTAGTTCTTGGTTATCTCTTAATAGTTTTTTAACCTTGTTTGCCACCTCACCTGCCTCACCAGCAAGGCCTATAGCAGGATATACAATACTGTAATCTCTAGGATATATGGCCGTTGCCTTAGCAGACTTTTGATACATGTCTAAATCATCTAGTCTTGAATATTGGTCCCATTCACTACTATAACCAGTAGTTTTATGTCCTAAATCTAGTTCTAATTGACCATTGCTCATAATGACAGTCCTTCTGGTTCGTGTATATTTAATGATTTAATCTCTTCAGCAATATTTGTATCTACGCAATTTGCTAATTTAGGTGGTAAACCTTTAAATGCCATAGAAGCTTTTAAAAAGTATGTGTTTGAGTTTTCATGTAGTTCAGCCATACATTCTTCATAACTTTCAAATGAATTGTTGAACAAAAACATTGGTTGTCCGGTTTCTATATTAGGTGTAGTGATGTTCATAACCACAATTATAAAGTATTCTAACATTTTTATCTCCCTACCTGTGTCAGGTATTTGTCTTTAGTTTCTTGCCATGACATATAGATTATGTCGTCATAAAAATGAGTTTCTTTGGAAACTCTACCTTGTTTCTGTAAACTTGCTAATCTCTTCTTAGCATATTTATTTTTCCAAAGGTCAGTTAGTGCCTGTGTTGAATTGTCAAACCTCCTTTCTAATTTATCTAATGATATTTCTTCTCTTAAAAATTCTCTTGTATTATTATATAGTTCGCCAAAGTATATACCTCTAGCGTGTTCAGATTTAATTAATTTTTTATCTATTCCTAATTGGTTGTATGTAAAAGTATGACTTCTATTTCTATGGTCTCTTTTATGTGGTTGACCTGTGTCTTTCTTTGCAACATACCATTCAAAATATTTGTAAGTATGATTTTTCATTAACCATGCCTGTATCATTTTTCTAGTTGGTAATAATGGTTCGTATGATACACTACCTGCTGTCCAGCCCATTTTCTTCCAGTATTTTAATCTATCGTATTGTGATAATGGTATTTCTTTTGTTTTACCATATAAACTTGTAGTAGTTACACCTACTAACTTATCTTTATATTGATGTTCCCAGGTCTTCTCAACCGTATCTGATAGACATAATAATGCTAATAATTTACCACCTACTAGATTATAACCTAAAGGTTGTATTGGCACAATCGTACTACCAATACAAGTATGATTAATCATTTTTTGAGTTTTAGGTTCTCTTTGCCAACCAATATAGTTATCTCTAGGTGTAAGGTCTAAAAAATCACTAGACATACAAGTAACACCAAGATACTTTTTTGTTTTTTTATCTCTAATTAAAAAGTTTAGATTTCTACCAATATTACTATTGTTTTTCATGGTAGACAAAAAGGTTCTTAAACCATTCCAGATTGCTGGCATTTTACTACCAGTTATAGACCTAACTTCATCACCATCTGTCCATAATAATTCAGGTTCTAAATCAATATATTCTTCGGGGTCTTCTGGTAACCAGAAATTGTTTTTTATCTCTTGTAATAACGCACCTTGTTCAGGATTTTTAAGTGTAGGTTTATCATCAAAGAATGAATTAGTTTCTACTGTAGGAAATTTGTCATGTACTTCACACCATTTTTGATATAAAGTATATTCTTTTACATCCATTTTAGAAACATAAGACAAGTCTTTTATAACTGCCTCTTTTAAAGTTTCTGTATCTGGCGCTTCTATTTTATCTAAAGGATTATTGTCTTGCCAACTTTGCCATTGGTCTTCAATAGACATACCTTTCTTCCAACTGTAAACCATAATATTACTATACACCTATTGATTAAAAATGTCAAGTCTGTCTTGATTTTCGTAAAATTTTTATATGTTTCAATGCTTTTTTGGTGGCCATATCTAGTTTCATTTTACTTACATGCTCTGTATAGGTTCTACCTAATATATGGTCATATTCGTGTTGTATGATACGACTAATCATGCCATCAGCATGTGTTTCTTTTAGTTTACCTTCTTCATCTTCATACTTTAGAACACATTTTCTAGGCCTAGTTACATTTAAAAACAAGAAAGGAAAGGATAAACAACCTTCTTTTATCATAACTGTTTCATTACTTACATTTTCTATTTGAGGATTAAAACATGTTAATCTTAATCCTTTTTCTATGCTTGGATGTCCTCCTACAATAAACATATTGAAAGGTAAACCTACTTGATTCGCTGTTAGTCCTACACCACCACTAGCAATCATAAATTCAAACATCTCATCTGACAATTCTTTTCTATCTTTATATCCACCTATTTGTAACATATCATCATCAAAAGGTGCTATTGCTGAATTAAGTCTAGGATCCCTAGCTGATACTAATTTTAATGGTTCTCTTTTTTTCATATATTATATTGTTCCTAATTGTGTAAAGTTTTGTATCTTTTCAAACTTAATGATATTTGTAAACTTATCAAATAGGATATCTCCTTTGTGTGATATAATAAAGATGTTTTCTTTTTCTAGTGTTTTGATAATTTTAAAGAAATCATCTGTACCTTGGCCGTCTAAACTAGAATCAAATATTTCATCTAGTATTAGTAGATTGGTGTTGGTACTGTTTTTCATTCTAGCAATATCTCGCCATGTAAATAGTAAGGCAAGGTCAATTCTCATTTTCTCACCCTCACTAAAGTTATTATAATTAAATGTATCTCTAAATCTTGATTTGACCGTTTCATTAAACTCTTCATCTAAATTAAATGAGATAAAGAAGTCCATTGCTTGTAAATATTTATTAATCAACTGATTCATTATAGGCACATATTTTCTAATGATATTTGCCTTAGCGCCTTTGTCATTAAGTATATCTCTTAATATATCTACATAGCCCTTTTCTTCTTGTACCTTATCTAAATTAACTTCAGCAACTTTTAAATCTTGTCTTAATTGTTCTAGGTCTAATTCTATTGACTCAATATCAGTTTCAGTTTGATTGCCTCTATTTAAATCTGATTGTATCTGGTCACTATGTCTTTTCAGGCTTTCTAAAGAGGAAGTTACCTTGGCTATCTCTAGGTTCATGTCTTGTATTTTTTGAGATATCTTCCCGAAGGCGTTGACTTTCTTGCTCTGTTTGGTAAGTTCTTCTACGAGCTGAGATAGTCCTGATTCTAGTTTGGAAATTTTGGTAGTTTCGTGATTGCATTTTGTTTCCTTGAATTGGTGGTCTATGGATTGTGTACACACCGGACATGTGTCATTTTCACTAAAGAATTTTAAAGTTTTCTTATGAGTATCTAGGTTTTGTTCAATCTTCGTTTCTAGTTTTTCTAGTTCTTTTAATTTCTTTTCTGTATTTTCTTTACCGGATAATTCATTTTGACTTACAACTATCGCTTCATTCAAAGATTGTAGTTTTTTATCATATTCTAGTCTATTTTCGTCATTATCCTTCAGCTTATCTAGCGAAACCTTCCTGGTGTCGTTTCCTTGCGCCTGGAGAGAATGTAGATACTTTGCTTCAGTTTCATATTTGGTCTTTATCAACTCACATTGGTGGCGTACCTCCGTTAGACTTTTTTGGAGGTCACTCTGTTTGGAACGCAGAATCAGGTCCATTAAGCCAAAAACTCTTATATCAAGTATCTCTTCAACAACTTCTCTTCTATATCTTGGTTTCATTTTCATAAACGGCTCGTATGATGAGGAACCTAATAATACAACTTGAATAAAAGACCTGTAATTAAGTTTCATTATATTTTGTTCAAGGTACTTTTGATAATCTATATTGTTGGCGTCTTGATTTAGTTTCTTACCATTCTTAAATATTTCAAAATTATTTGGTTTAATACTTCTTCTCACTTTATAAGGTATGGTACCGACAATAAAATCTACCTCAACAACGCACTCGCCATCATTAATAGTATTGACCATTTGTTCTTTCTTAATAATTCTAAATGGTCTATTAAACAACACAAAGCACAATGCGTCTAATAGTGTTGACTTACCACTACCATTGGTGCCTACAACTAATGTTGTTTGCGACATATCTAAATCAACCACTATTGGTTGGTTGCCTGTAGATAAAAAGTTTTTATAGGATATTCTTTTAAAGGTTATCATTCACTAGCTTCACTATATAATTCGTTTGCAAAAGCTTTTAACTTTTGTTTATCTAATTCTGTATCTACCTGGTCTATGTAGTTACCTAAAAATGTTAATGTATCTTCTCCTTGGTCTAGTATATTTTCATTAACTGAAGCACCTATATCTGTATGGTCTTCAATAACATCTATTGCATGTACATTTATTTCATTATAGATTCTGTCCATCAATCTTTCATACATATCGTTATCTGTTTTATTTGATATATACATCTTAACAAAGTGTTTATCATACTCTAATATATCTAACTTATCATAATCATTATCTTTATCATTGTAAGTTATTTTTTTAAACATCAACATAGGATTTGGTACTCTTGATATCTCTCTTGTTTGAGTATCAAATATATGAAAACCTTTTGGACATCTATAATCTGACCATGTCATTTCGTATTGTGTGCCAAGATAATAGATATGACCATCATCTGATTTTTTATGAAAATGACCAGACATAACTTTTTCAAATCTTTTAAACATTGCTTTCTCTTGGCCGTGGTCGTTAAAATGGCCATTATGCATTTCAAAACCTTTTACTTCTAAATGACCCATTGCAATTGTAGCCTTTGTATTATCAATAGCCCTTGCCGTTTCTGCCTCGTTATCATCACAAATCCAAGGTATAAACATAATAGGTAAGCCATCAAACTCTACCTCTGTAGCATGAGTATATACTTTAGCACCTTTATTAATGTTTAGGTTTTGCATAGCATTTACTTCATTTGTATTCTTATAATAAGTATCGTGATTACCAATGATAATATGAGTATCAATGTTCATCTCTTCTAGCCTATTAAAAAATACTTTCTTAAAGTTATGTGCTGTATTGTGATTAATAAATTTTCTTCTATCTACCACATCACCTAAATGTATTAGTGTGTTGATGTTATATTGTTGTAGATATGGAAAAAATATTTCGTTATAGAATCTATTTTGATATTCTATAAAGGCAGGACTATCATTTCGGCAACCAAAATGAGTATCGTTCAATAATGCAATCTTCATAAATTTCCATTCAATAAAAAATAAATAGTTATACAGCCAAAGGCAAATATAACTATATGTGTTATAATCGCTTCTTTGTTCAACTATTTTTTCTCTTCTTTTACACCCATATTCTTTTGTAAAAACTCTGTAAATTGATTTCTAAACTCTCTGTCCTCACCTGGTTGTAATGCCATATCATCATAATTCGCTTCAGTTATCATTCTTTGTTTGATTGTTATTTGTTTCTTTTCTTTCTGTATTCTTCTAACAAAGGCATAATAGATAATCTGCGTGAAATATGCAAATGGATTATTAGATGATTTGGGGTTAAAGTTATCAAGGTACTGTAAACAGTTTTCTATACCATCTGAAATCATATCATCTCTGAAAGTATAGTTAATAAAATTAGGTCTGTAAGATAGATGATTCGCTATCTTTAAAAAACATTCGCCAATATAATCTGGTACTGGTGGTTTTTCTATTTTTTCTTTTGCCGCTTTGTTAACAGATTTTTTGTATTCAACCATTGCAAGGAAGAATTCTTTGTTGTTAACATAGTGTTCGGATTTCTTTTTTGTTTTTGCCATAATATACTCACTTTACATTAATTTTAATTAAATGTCAATGTTCATTCCAAGGTTGACATTTCTTTTTTTATCCGTATAATAACGGTGTCCGTTTGCATAAAGACACCTAGTGTAGTGTAGGAGGATCCTCATCCTCATCATGCATAAACTCATCAAAGATTTCATTTAACTTTTTATTATTTTCGGGGGTCAAGGCCTCTCTCTGATATTGTTTATCTTTTCTAGGTTCTTCCATTTTATTATAGTTGTTGGCGATTGTATTATAACTAACAACCATTTCAGGTGAGGCGTTTGTAATAGTTAATATTTTATCTTTTGGAATGGTCACCACATTATCATTGGTATAATTAGTCCAACGAATCAAAGCAATGTAATCTCTAAAGCCAGTAGGCGTTATTTGAGGTACATACTTAATTTGTAATGGTTTGTTTAACCGAATCAATATAGACTTATCTGGTAACTGCTTATCACCGATAGGCATATCGGTAACAATATCATCACCGTTAACTAGTTTTACAATTTTAATTTGTTGTTTCTGCATTGTTCAGCTCCACATTATGGATTTCATAATCAAAATCTTCCTCGCTGTATATATTTATCCTTTCCCTAAAATGAGCTAGTGTGTAGTTCTCTTTCTCATTGTAAGTAAGGTCATCTGAAATATCGTATAATGTCGCATGACTATTATTGTCTTTTAATCTTAAACCTCTACCAATAGATTGTAAGTTTCTTATCCTAGATTTGGTAGGACTAG